AACACTACGAAGGATTGGGAGCCGCCAACACCTGATCCGTCAGATGAAACTAGCCTCTATAGGTGGGACGAAGACACACTGTCGTGGGTCGAGCAGGATATTAGTTAATGTTTGCCGCTGGATCTTTTTCAGAGGAACCGTTTGCGTTCCCATACGGATTAGGTCCGATAGACGGAATAGCAACGCTTTCGGCTAATTTTACACAGACTGCGACGCAGAACTTTATCGCCTCTGGCGTATCCGAGATGTCTGCAATCGCGTCAGTCGTAAACGCGGGTGTGGGTATTCTTGCAGGTACTTCTTCTATCTCGTCAAACTTTACCGAATCCTCTGCCGCTATCGGCCTCTTCAGCGGAGTATCTTCGCAACAGGCTAACTTTACCGAGTCCTCGGCGGGTACGCGGATACGGCTAGGTGATTCGACTCAATCGTTCAATTTTATTGAAAGCTCGGCGGGTACACGGCTGAGGTTGGGCGATTCGACTCAGTCTGCAAACTTTACTCAGACCTCTACGGCATCTGCTACGCTGGTAGATTCAGCTACAATGTCTTCAGTGCTTGAGCAAACTAGCGTTGGCACTCGTATACAAATCGACTCTGCCACGATATCGGCGCTGTTTAATCAGACAAGCACTGGCGTTTTGATACTTAGCAACACCGCCGAGCTTAGTGCTATATCATCTGTTCTATCTGCGGGTGTTGGCCTTCTTGTTGGAGTGTCCACAGTATCTTCCAACTTTACGCAAAGCAGCGCTGCTGTTCGAGTTCTTTCTGGGGTTTCTACGCAAGATTTTAACGCAACACAAACAAGCCAAGGCACTCGTATTCAGACCGCTGACGCCGATCTTTCAGCCTTGTTCGAGCAAACTAGCGCAGGCACTCGCATACAAGTAGGGCTATCTGAACAAGAGTTTGCATTCTTACAAGAAACTCTTGGAGGACTTCTGGTATCAGGGGCTTTGAATATTGAGTTCTTAATGGTACAATCTACGCAAGGCGATATAAAATTTGTAGAAATTAATGCGGGGGCTACACCGGAGTCGTGGGTAGAAGTTACGCATAGCGGAGGCACATGGACTGAAATTAGTCCTGATAGCACCGCAGAAACATGGACAGAGGTGGTAAATTAAATGGCTTCTTCATACACCGCTAATAGTGGAATTGAAAAACCCGGATCAGGTGAACAGGCGGGTACTTGGGGTACAACCACCAATACCAACTTTGATATTATTGATCGCGTTCTGAATGGGGTGGGCGCAATTACGCTGTCTGGAACTACGCATACTCTAACCACTAACGACGGTTCTTTGTCTGACGGTCAGTTTAAGGTGCTTGTTCTTGGCGGCTCACCGTCCGGTACGAACACAATTACGATTAGCCCGAATGACCAAGACAAAACCTACCTTGTTCATAATAACACAAACCAATCCGTTATTTTCTCACAAGGGTCAGGCTCGAATGCCACCATCGTTGCTGGTGCGTTTGCTTGGATTTTTGCAGATGGCGCAGGTTCTGGTGCCGCAGTCACAAAGATGACGGTGGACACAGCATCCATTGAAGATTCAGCCGTCACCACAGCAAAAATCGCAGATGATGCTGTAACAGCAGATAAAATCGCAGACGCAGAAAGATTTGCATCTGGCACAAAAATGTTGTTTCAACAAACCGCCGCGCCTACAGGTTGGACTAAAGACACAAGTCACAACGACAAGGCGCTTCGTATTGTAAGTGGGACTGTAGGCACTGGCGGTTCTGTAGCGTTTGAGACTGCGTTTGCTAGTCAAACTCCAGCCGGTTCTATTTCTAATAGTGTTTCTGGAAGCACTGCTTCGCATACTCTGTCAGTTTCTGAAATTCCGTCGCACACTCACACTCTTGGCTTTAACAGTAGAGGTAGCGGAAGTAGCCAGATTGTTCACGAACCCGGTTCTGGTGGTGGTGAGATCAACTTTACTACAGACGCTACTGGCGGCGGCGGGGGCCACACTCACGGCGCAGGAACACTTGCGGTTAGTTCGACATTTAGCGGAACAGCGATTGATTTAGATGTTTCCTTCGTAGACGTAATTATTTGCACGAAGGATTAAGAATGAAGTTAGAAGTTAAGCAAAACTGTCCGTTGAACGGATTCAACCCGTGTAAACAGTTTGACTGTGCGTGGTTTATGAAAATAGACGGCACTAACCCCAACACAGGAAAGCCGACCGAAGAGTGGGGCTGTGCTATGGCGTGGCTCCCTGTTCTTTTAATAGAAAATGCTCAACAGTCTCGTCAAACCGGTGCTGCAGTAGAGTCTTTCCGAAATGAAATGGTAGAGGCGAGTAAAGTTAGTCAAACAATTATGGCCCTTAGCACGAAAGCAGCTTCAGACAAGAAGCTCATAGAGATGTGATATGCCTTTATCGAAATTACAGTTTCGACCCGGTGTAAACCAAGAGGTCACTTCGTATTCTAATGAAGGCGGTTGGCGCGATTGTGATAAAATTCGGTTCCGTTTTGGCTATGTAGAAAAAATAGGTGGCTGGGAGAAGCTAACGTCCTCCACCTATCTTGGGTCTGCACGAGCGTTGCATAACTGGATCGCACTAGATGGCTCGAACTATCTTGGCGTTGGCACACACCTAAAATATTACATCGAAGAAGGCTCGTCCTTTAACGACATTACTCCAATTCGATCTACCACCAGTGCGGGGGATGTAACCTTTGCAGCCACGAATATCAGTAGAAGTATTACTGTTACAGATACATCACACGGCGCTGTTGAAGGGGATTTTGTTACATTTTCAGGCGCTGCTTCGCTGGGCGGCGCGATCACTGATACTATTTTAAACGCAGAACACCAAATCGTAACTATTATCAATGCTAATAGTTATTTAATCAGGGCGAGTGTTGCTGCTAACTCTTCTGACACAGGCAACGGTGGATCAAGCACCGTGGGCGCATATCAGATCAACGTCGGTCTGGATTCTACCGTTGGTGGTACTGGCTGGGGTGCCGGTTTGTATGGCGGTGTGGCGGCAGGTGCGTTAGAGACAACGATTAACGAGGGCGGCACGTTCTCTGATTCTGACACCACGCTAACCGTGACCAGCGGTACAGGCATCGCCACTAATGACCTGATATTGATTGACAACGAGATATTGAAAGTTACTAACGTATCGACCAACGACTTGACCGTGACACGCGCACAGTCTGGGACAGAGGCGTCAACCCATGCTGATGGCGCTACCGTGACCCTGATTGAGGGCAACGCCAGCAGCGATAATGATTATTTTGGTTGGGGCGATGCAGCATCCGGCGGTCTAGTGACCACAACACAGATTCGTCTATGGTCGCACGATAATTTTGGTGAAGATCTACTGATTAACCCACGGGACAGTAATATCTTTTACTGGGATCGTACAAATAATTTGTCTACCCGCGCTATTGAGCTGTCTACACTAACTGGCACTAAACGTAGTGTACCGACCATAGCTAAACAAGTATTAGTTTCTGATCAAGACCGACATGTTATAGCTTTTGGTTGTGATGGGTTGGGCGGATCATCAGATACGCAGGGTGATGGCGTCCAAGATCCTTTACTGATCCGGTTCTCCTCACAAGAAGATCCGATTACTTGGTATCCACTTGCGACAAACACGGCGGGTGATCTACGCCTCGGCGCAGGATCGACCTTTATACAGGCTGTCGAAACCAAACGTGAGATTCTAGTATGGACCGATACGGCTCTATTCTCTATGCGGTTCATTGGACCACCGTTCACTTTTGGTTTACAACAGCTTGCCTCGAACATCACAATTATGAGTCCAAATGCAGCTGTTGCAACCGAGGACGTTGTCTTCTGGATGGGTATAGATAACTTCTATGTCTATGCCGGACAAACTCAACAACTGCCCTGTACAGTTAAAGATAAGGTGTTTTTGGACTTTAACACGGAACAGGCGGACAAAGTTGTCAGCGGGGTCAACTCCGAGTTCTCGGAAGTATTTTGGTTTTATCCGTCTGCAGGTAGCAGCGATAATGATAAGTATGTCGTATATAACTACGGCGAAAAAGTTTGGTACTTCGGATCGTTAGCAAGAACCGCATGGATTGATCGCGGCGTTAGAACATTTCCTATGGCGGCAGGGGAGTCTTATATTTATAACCACGAAATCGGTTATGATGACGATGGGTCCGCTATGAGTTCATTTATTGAATCAGCTGCGATTGATATTGGTGATGGAGATCAGTTTACTTATATTCGTCGAGTAATACCTGATTTAACTTTTTCTGGATCAACCAACCTCAGTAGTCCACAAGCTACTTTTACTGTTAAAGCTAGAAACTTTCCCGGCGAAGATTTTGGTAATACAGCAGCGGGTACAGCGGAAAGAACGCAAAGCTCTCCTGTTGAGCTGTTTACAAATCAATTACATCTACGCGCCCGTGGAAGATCTTTTGCTCTGAGAGTAGAGTCAAGCGCACTTGGAGCTAAGTGGAAACTGGGTAGCCCACGAATTGATATTCGCACAGATGGGAGGCGTTAGTGTCTTCAAGCCAGATAGCGCCGCCTAGATTACCAGAACCATCCGCAGAATATTCACAGCAATATATGGCCGATTTAATTCGAGCATTAGAGCTATTTATTAGTCAAGAGCGTAACCCCGGTGAGTTGCGCGGTACAAAAATTACATTAACCGACTTACCAACTAGCGCAACAGGTTTAGAAACTGGCGCACTGTATAACGATAGCGGTACTGTTAAGGTTGCAACATAGAGTTTGCGAAAAAACCCTAATAAGAGTATCTTTGCTTTGAGGGATATATGATGAATGCACCATACCAAGAAGTTGCTAATGGACTAGCTTCTCTTGGCCGCTTTGAGGACAACTATATTGTTCATGCGGCTGAAGGCGAAACAGTCATTCCTGCCGAAGTTCTTCAAGCTAACCCTAGCTTAAAAGATAGCCTTTTTAAGCAAATGAAAGCTATGGGTATCGAACAGCCCGAGCGTTATGTTGTAGGTAATGAATTAAACTCTATCAACCCTCAAACTGGTCAACCTGAATTTTTCTTTAAATCTATCGGTAAGATATTAAAAAAGGCTGCGCCTATTATCGGTTCCGTCGTAGGCGGGGCTATAGGTGGCCCTGTAGGGGCGGCTATAGGCGGGGGCTTAGGTTCCTTAGCTGGCGGCGCTTCGCCCGAACAAGCGCTTATTAACGCTGGTCTAAGTTTTGCTGGTGCTAAGTTCCTTGGACCAATGGGGGATAAGGCGGTAGGCGCAACTTCTTTAGGTGCGGCTGGACCGTCTGCCGCTGGATCAACCATAGGCAGTGTTTTACCAGAGGGTATCGCTAGTGCGCTTCCTGCAAGCCTTTCGAATATGGGTCTAGGAACAGCAGCTGCACTTACATTAGCTCCGGTAGCTGGTGGTATGCTCTCAGACGCTCTGAAACCAGAAGAAGTTGCACAGCCAAATAGACGTTCTGTTGTTGATGAATATTATGCAGCATTGGCAAGAGGCGAAAACCCTCCTTTACCGCCTGAGTTAACGCCACCGCCACAGGACTCATTATTTGCGCAAGAAAAGCAAGCCGGTTTACCTTCATTCGACGACATAATTGTTGATCCGACTTTAGGTCGTCCGATGTTTACAAGAGCAGCCTATGGCGGTTACATCAAAGGTCCGGGAGGCCCACGAGACGATAAAATCCCCACGTTACTTTCTAATACAGAATTTGTACAAACAGGTAAGGCCGTAGCTGGCGCGGACCCAACTGGTCAAAATAATCCAGATCGTGGCGCAAAAACTATGATGGGGATCATGCGGGCGTTTGAACAACGAGCCGATAAAAATGCAAGAGCGATGGCGTAGGGGTTTATCATGTCAACACAAACTGTAGAACAAATTACACGCCTCGCTCCGTTTATGGAGGATTATGTCCGGAAACTTTTAGAGTCCGGATATCAACGCGTTAAAGATCCGGTAGATCTTCCTGCTCAACAAATAGCTGATTTAACTGCTGATCAACTAAAAGCAGGGGAATTAGCCAGAGGTGGGATCGGTTCGTATCAACCGATGCTTGATCGTTCTGAAGGATTCATTGGACGTGGTGCTGGGTTAGTAAACCAAGGGGCGGCAATGATGGCTGACCCTACCGCATACACTGCGTATATGAGTCCTTATACTAGCGACGTTATTGATCGCGTAGGTCAAGATATTGCTGAACAAACTCGTATGCAGCAAAACCAGTTAGGGGCTACGGCTGTAGGAGCTGGAGCCTTTGGTGGTTCTCGCCAAGGAATCGCTGAATCTGAAATAGGTAAAGCAGGGCTAAAGAGTTTTGGCGATGTTGCGTCGAGGCTCCGTGAATCTGGATTTTTAAACGCGCAAAATTTAGCTGGTCAACGTGCGGCTGGGCTTGGTGCTTTCGGTGGTCAACTTGCGGGCATGGGCGGACAGTTAGCTGGTCTCGCTGGCCAAACACAACAAATGGGTCAGCAAGATATTTCTAACCTTCTTGGTATTGGTTCGCTTGGTCAGCAACAGGCGCAAGCGGTTCTGGATGCACAAAGAGCAACAGCTACGCAAAGAGCTTTCGAGCCGTATCAGCGGTTAGGCTTCTTCAGCGATCTTGTTCGCGGTGTACCAACTACGCAATCTACTATCGGTATGACAACGGCACCTAGCCAAAGCCCATTATCCCAGATCGCTGGTATTGCTGCTACAGGTCTTGGTTTAGCTGGTCAATTAGGTTATCGACCTTTTGGTAACCCAACCGCATTTACACCGAATGCGACTATATAGGAGTTAAAGAATGGCTCTTGATCCAAGGCTCTTTACTCCAGCCGCGTTAATGAATCGTTCAACGGCTCCTGCTCGAGCAGGATTTGTTCGACCCGGTGTAAACAGGCAAGGTGTTGTTTCTGTTTACCAAGACGGTCGTGGTATGAATATACCGCGCGAGCAAATTAGTCGTCCATCAGGACCGCAAGGGTTAGAAGCGTTATCTCAACAACAATTTATTACTGAAGCGTTAGGTGGCGATTTACTTGCCGACGCACCTATGTCGGTCAACCAAAATTTTGCGCAGTCGATGGGTTTACCTAGTGCGTTATTAGAAACGACGCCCGAAGATGATCAACAAGCAAAAGCTCTGGCTACAGAAGTAGTTGGGGGCGATGCTTCATATTTTGCAGATTTAAACGACCGCGACCTTGAGTCAATGGCAACGGACGACCCGAACGATGTTACCGACCCCGCGAAAAAGGCTTACGAAGAAAACACAGATTTAGCCAAGATTCTCGGTGCTTTAACTAAAATTCAAAATAGCACGCAATCTTCAGACCTCTTTAAGCAATTACTTAAAGAAAAAACAACGCCTGAAAAAGCGCGTGAAGAAGTTAATAAATTTTTCAAGACTGACCCAAGTAAAGAAACACCTGTTTGGGCAGACGTAGCCGTTTCTATCGGCCTTAGCTTACTTCGCGGTGAAGGCAAAAAATCAGCTGGTGATTCAGACCTTACCGGCCTCTTTAAAGATCTTGGTGTTGCTGGCGAACGCGGGTTTGCTGTAGCTAAAGAGCGTAGAAAAGAAAAAACTGCGCGTAGTAATATGCTCAATAAATTAGCGTTTGGTGTATTTCGTGAAGACGAGAAACAAAGGAAAACGCTGGGTGTTCAATTAGCTAAACAACTTGGTGAAGAACGCCAAGCTCAAACAAAGCTCGTTATGGATTTAGCGAAGTTTTATCAAACCCAAGAAAAAATCGACGATACAGCCGCGCGTGGACGATCTACTGCGATTGTAGGCACGTTAAACGTCCTAACTAAAGATCAAAAAGAAAAAGCGCTACCGATTATCGCTCGTAACCCTAAAGCGTTTTCTGGGGTATCTGCAGATAATGTTCCGGCTACGATGTTCGCTTTACTAAAAGCGAATGGTTTAAAGCTGGAGGATGTTGCTGACGCTTCTAATATCGTAGAATCGAATTTTGTTATTTCAACGAAAGAAGAATTCGATTTTTACAAAAACGCCTTCCCCAACCAGTTTGAAGGTCTGGAATTTAAAGAAGGCAAAATCTATACCGTCGAAGGTTTTACCGATAAATCGAAAGTAGGGGAAGATAATCGAGGATTAGTAAATGTCCTTGGTATTAAACCGTCGATCGGTGACCAGCCTTCTGACGAACTACAACGTCAATTTGCTGCAAGAACCGACTTGCTGGCGGCAATGCAGGGTATGTCTAAAGAGGATGAAGGATATGCTGAATTAGCTTCGCAACTGACTTCTGTTAATAACCGAATTTCACTTTTGACAGAACGCAAACCCGCTCAGCAGTATGTGTTCGTTGATGGTCAAATGGTTGCTGCTGGACCCGGTGCAGCGGGTGCTTTCGCCGCATCTGATGCTGTACAAAAAGCGAACGATTTATCTAATCAAGGTAATGCACTTGGTGCCGCTTTTGGTCTTGCCGATGGTATTATGCTTTCACTTTCAAAGGGTCAAGCACCTTCCGATGTTACTGGCGTTGTTTCTAAATTCGGTCTTGGTATTAGAGGCGTTTCGGGTCAGATTGCGGCAATTACTGGTAACTTTGGTGACAGGGCATCCGATAACCAAGCAAGTTATTTGAACGGTACTATCACCGACGCCATGCGAGGCAGTAACGAAAAAGTTGGTAATACTACTGTTGGTAAAGTCTTTACACGGTTATCAGAACTTGCTGACGGTAATGCTGAAGTACAAAGCCAATTAATGAGCTTTGCTTACGCCCTTGCAGGTAGCCGTGAAACTGGTAAATTAACTGATAAAGACGTCGCAGCCGCTCTTGTTACTTTCGGTGGTGGCGATATTTCTGAAGGAAAGTGGTTTGCTAGCGGCGAAACTTTAATCACTGGTATTAACCAAGCGCTAACGACAGCAACTAACGATTATGCTATCCGGTATGATAAGGTCCATCAGTCGCCCGGCAACATAAAATATTTAAAAGACGTCGAGGGTTTAAGTGACGACGATATAAGAGACCGTACTACATTCGATGTAAATAAATTCATAAAAGCAAACGAGGGTATCCGAACAGGTTTATCAGACAGAGTTATCTACAATTCTGGTGCGGATGGAAACGACCAGCTTATCCGGATGCAGTCTTTGGATAAATATCGCGGTGACGGAGCTGGAAACGTCGATGGAACCGGAGGCTTATCGGCTGACGCACGGGCCGCAAGTAGGGTTCTTAATGCAGCCGCCGCTCGTACACGGCTCGATCCAAGTGATCCAAATTATTTATCTGCGGACGGGCTTCAGGCCGTAATTGATGCGTTGCCGCAGAGTATTAGAGACGAGTTGCGGGAAGCAGGGGGGTAATAATGGCGCAGAATGATGTAATAGACCTCGACCCCTTAATTTCTTCTATGCTGTCCCAGTCCTCGGCACAGGCAGCTAAAACCGCTACTGTGCCGCAAGTAAGTTCGCAGCAAATGGGATCGTCGTTCTACGACCTTTATCCTTTGATTGGCGCTGGTCAAGCTGCGACACCATACGATATTCTTGGCCCTGAAGATGATTTCTTGCTCGGCGCGACTCCGAAGTCTACAGCCCAGCTTACAAAAGAAGCTGGGATTTTAAATGAAGGTATTCCTACTGGGTTACGTTTTGACCTCAGTACGACGACGTTATTTAACGAAGAGCTGCAAAAGAAAAACGTCGAATATAACCTTAAACGGTATTTTGAAAAAGAAGGCGTAATAAGCGAAGACGATAATTATGACTTTGGTCTGCGAGTCGGTAATATCAGTGGCCGGCTTGAATTCAAAGATCCTCGTTTCAACGGTAAATATAACGTCGTTGATCCGTTTGGTCCGAAAGATATTTTAGGTGATATCGCTGATATTTCAGCAGATATGTTAATACCGATTGCGGCTGAAGTTACCGCTGGCATTGGCTCTGCAATGATTCCAGGAGTGGGTCAAGTACCTTTAACCCCGATTCTTGCTGCATCTACTGCTGCTTTTGCCGCATCGCTTGGCCGTCTAACCTATGCTAAAAACCAAGGGTTTTTACCGCCTGACATACCTGAAAATGCAATAATTATGCAGGCTATAAAAGAGGGCGCATTTAGTGGTGCCTTGGGTATAACCGGCGCTGTGGCCTTTAAAGCCATAAAGCCTGTCCTTCGAGCTATGGGCGTAGCCAGTCCTAAATTTGCTGTAGACATCGACGAGGCTACTTTTATTAAAGCCTACGACGAATATATGGCAAGTCCCGCAGGACAGAAAGCTACAGAACTTGATATTCTTCCTTCTTCTGCGCAAGTTTTAGAGGCTGCTGCGAAAACTACAAAAAAGAGTGGTGATCGCATCGCGATGCAAGCGTCTGCCGTAGAATTAGCAGAACAAGAAGCCTCGATTGCAAAATCACCAGCGCGCGAAACAGCGGACGCGCTTCTTAGACCAAGTCTTCAGAGAACAGCTGCGGCAGATGAAGCTATTCGTGCGGAAGCTGCGATAGAACCAGCTATGCCTCCCGGTGTACGTGGAATAAGCCCAAGGCTTAACGAAGCTGACCGCGCAGCTATGGGTTCTGATATTCAAAATATTGCTGCAGAAAGAGCTGCGACTAAAACAGCTGCGCTTGAAGCAGATGTATCCCAACAGCTTGTAAATGTTGAAGCAGCGATTGACGACGCTCTTAATTTGCCTTCTGCTCTTCGTGAAGGTAGGGATTTAGGTCTTGCTGCGAAAGATGCAATAGGGGAGGCGTTTGAAACCGCTTCACTAAGAATTGGCAAAGAATACGAAGATTTATTTCAGCGTTGGTCAGAAGCTACAGGTATTTCTATTGATAGCGTTGTAGTCGGTAAAGGTGCAATCCGGCCTACTGAAGCAGTTGAGTTCGCTAAACAATTAAAAGCAACTCTGCCAGATCGTCCTTTTGTCGATCCGGGCGACGTAACTGTTATTAATAGAGTTTTAGACTCTTTTGTTGAAAGTAGTTCTGGTGCAGCGATAAAAATTAAACCAATTTCGCTTCGTACTTTAAATGAAAATATTCGGGATCTTCGTAGGTTAGAGCGCAAAGCATATTTAGCCTCTCAACGCGGTGAAAACGCGGCTACTGCAGAAACTATTTCAGGAATGGTAGACGCGCTTGAAACAGCTCGTAATCGAGTTATTTCACGAAAAGGCGCACCCGAAGGGTTAGCTGAAGAATTAAAAGTTCTTGATGATTCGTTCGCTAAATTTGCTACTCAGTTTCGAAATGTACAAAAATCTGCCGTAGCAAAACTTCGAACAGCTAAAAACCCTGAAGCAGCGTGGAATTTACTATTCCAAAAAGATTCAAGTGGTGCGACCGCTGTTTTAGATATTGCAGATGTTTTAAATACACCTGCAAATCGCGACTTATTTAATGATGTAGGGGCTAGGATCCGTAAAGAATGGTCGGATACAGTTGTTACTCGGGATCCTAGAACAAACGAAATTGTCCGCATTGACGTTGCAAAACACAACCGTTTTATTAAAGAGTACGGTGCGGCGATGGATGCGTATCTTACTCCTGCTGAGCGCAGTTTATTAGGAGACGCTTCTGCTTTTGCAAAACAAGTAAACGAAATACAAGCCGGTAAAAAAGTAGCCTCAGATAAAATTAGGACTCAGCTGAATTTAGGCGGCGGAAAAGAAATCGAGCCTGAGCTTATTTTTGAAAATACATGGCGTAATGATCGGTTTACTAAATTTGATGAAGTTTATAGTACGCTCCGTCAAAGCCCTGAACTAATGGATTCATTCAAAGCGTTTGTATATAAGGACATGTTTGATCCGGCTGCAAAGCGCGTAAAAACAGTAAATGGTCGTCAAGTTTTAGATCCTGCTCAAATGCGTATTTATGTGAACGCTAACGAAGCTAAAATGAAAACGCTTTTTGGCGCAGATTATGTACAAAATTTAAGAACTGTTCTTGATGCTACCGAAGCAGCGTTAACAGAAGTTCCGAAGCGGGGCGCTAGAACAGAATCAAATGTACTTACTGGAATTATTCGCAGTTATGTCGGAATGTTTACTCGGCCCGGTCGTTTCTTAACAGCGTTTAATAGAATTCGTGGTAACATTAAAGAAGACGCTTTAACCATGGGTCTTGCTGATCCACGTATTATGGCGGAAGCAGCTAAAGCTGCAAAGAAGCCACAGTTACAAAAAGAGTTAGAAAAGACTTTTGCTCGTATTTTACTTGGTCGGTACGACGATCCGACTAACGAAGATTTACCTGTAGATCGGCCCTCAGCGGCCCGTGCATTGCTACAAGAGCTAGAGGCAGGAAATAGGTAATGCTCGCAGAACTCGCAGCAGCAAATGCAGCATTCGCCGTAATTAAGCAGTGTGTGCAAAACGGAAATGATATCGCTAAGGCTGGAAAAGCCATTGGCGATTTTGTCTCTGCAAAAGACGAGCTAGCGAAGTCTGGTAATAAGAAACGAGCGCGGGGTGTCGGGGGTAACGATCTCGAAGAGTTTATGGCTCTTGAACAGATTAAACAAAAAGAACAACAATTAAAAGAGCTGATGATCTACGCTGGTCGCCCCGGTATGTGGCGCGATTATGAGAAGTTTTGTGAAGAAGCTAGGAGTGGCCGTGCTGCTGCCAAAAGAGCTGCACAGCGCCGTGCCGCAGAGTTAAAAGAAAAGATAGGTCTGGGGATCGTTGGACTAGCTTTAGCTGGGGCTGTAAGTATTTTGGTCTGGTTTATTTTCTTCTTAAAAGGTTTAGATAGATGAGTGCTGAACAAGTATTACAATGGAAAATTTTGCCTCGTTTTATGATGTTCGTAATGACGATTATGTACATTCGAGTTATCGAATGGGGAATGTCGTTAGATGATATTACTACACAGCAAAGTGCAATGGTAAGCGTAGTTAGTGGAGCGATGACCGGCGCGTTTGCAGTTTGGCTTGGGTCTGAAAAGAAATGATCAATGGTTCATGCTTTTCTGTTACTGGTTTACTTAGGAACCGGTGATACTAGATCGTTGGTGAGCGGAGATATGTATTTCTACTCGATTGTTGATTGTAACTACTACGCCGCACAAGTTTCAAAAAGGTACGGTAATTACAGAAGTCTCGACTATCTCAACCCAAAAGACCGAGTCACTGCATATTGTGTACCGAAGACAGTTGACTCGGAACAGGTTAGGATCTACGACCAATGATACAAGCTCTAATACCAGCTATAGCTGAATTAGCCGGTGGTTGGCTAAAAGGCAAAGCCGAAGAAAAGGCTGCTCAATCGCGAGTCAAAGTCGCTAAAGCTGAGGCTGAAGCAGAAGTTATGAAAGTTGCTGCTACCCACGAAGCTGGGTGGGAAAAAATCATGGCCGAAGCCAGCAAGGACAGCTGGAAGGATGAGGCTTGGACAATTTTATTTATTGCGATAATCGCAATGTGTTTTATACCACCGCTTCAACCGTATGTCGATAGAGGCTTTGAAGTATTATCAACAACACCAGATTGGTTTCAATGGGCGATGTATGCGTCAATCGCAGCCTCCTTTGGACTCCGTGGAATAAAGGGACTGAAGAAGTAAATGGATACAGATAAACTTAAACGAGAGCTAGAGGCAGACGAGGGTTGTGTTTACGCCGTTTACCTAGATCATCTCGATCTTCCGACCTTTGGTATTGGTCATCTTATTCGTAAGAACGACCCAGAGTATGGACTAGAGGTAGGGGCCGCAGTTTCTTCTGAGCGCGTATTAGAGGCGTTTGAAGAAGATATTCAAGTCGTTCTTGACGACTGCGAAAACCTCTACCAAGACTTTGGTGACCTACCTGAAGAAGTACAGATGATTATAGCCAACATGATGTTTAACCTTGGCTATCCACGTCTGTCCAAATTTAAGGGTATGAAAGCCGGTGTCGACGCTCGAGATTGGCAAAAAGCCGCAGACGAGATGGTCGACTCACGCTGGTATAAGCAGGTAACTAACCGTGCTGAGCGGTTGGTTCAGCGGATGCGAGCGGTCGGATAGTGACCTCGTAGCCCATCTTGTTTAGAACCTTATTGAAGTTCGACAAGGTGGGCTGTCGCTGTTTAGCTTCCCATGTATATACAGTAATCAGGCTTACGCCTGTATCTTTGGAGACGTCTTTTTGAGAAAGTCCAGACTCTTTTCTAAGTTGTTTGAACTCGTCAATTAGATCAGCCATTTTTTCCAATCTTCCTCTAGCACTTGTGTCGCGATATTTATCTTCTTGCGTAGAGCACCGACTATCTTTTCGTCGACCGTGCCTTGCGCGATTAAGTCGATGTAGGTAACCGCGTTCGTTTGACCTATTCTATGTGCACGGTCTTCTGACTGCAACCTTACTTCAAGATCGTAGCTGTTACTATAATAAATTACTGTTGATGCAGCAGTTAAAGTTAATCCATACCCGCCTGTTCTAGGCTGTCCAACAAAGAACCGTAGCTCGTCGTCAGTTTGGAATCGTTCAACAATATCTTGCCGCGCTTCACCATCTGTATCTCCAAAATAAGTAGCTACAGAACTTGGACCATAGGCTCTTGCTAGCTCCATTTCGATAGCCATAATATCGTGTCGGTAATTAGCCCAGATAATCGCTTTACCGTTTACCTCTTCTAGGATAGCCAACAGTTCTGGCATACGGTTGTTGTTGAACCGGACGATATTCCCATCGTCCGTATTTACAAAGCCGCAACTAATTTGATGTAGCCTGAGAAGCTGCGTGATAACAGCGTTCGCAGTTACCATTTCCATATCGTCTAATAATGCTACGGCAGTCTTCTTCATTTGGTTGTACATTTTCTTTTGTTCGGGCGTTAGCTCGATCGTACGCATCGTATATGTTTTTTCCGGTAGGTCGAGACACTCTTCTTTCGTAACTCGAAACGAATACGGCTTGATAGATTCAGTAAGCTCGTCGAGGTTACGGAACCCAAGAATCTGGTTATATTGATGTGACCCACCTGCCGCGCTTCGTTTGATCATATCTGCATAACGAGCGCAAAAAGCGTAATACGATTTAAATCCTAATAGCTGTTCACCCAAGAACTGAAACTGCGCAAACAAGTCTAGCGGTGTTTTAGTAATCGGCGACCCTGTAAGAATCCTCTTGTACTTACAGCGTTTAGCGATACGGATAGCCGCTTTTGTTCTACGCGCTTTATGGTTCTTAATTACCGTCGACTCGTCGATAGCGATTAATGTCGAACCACCGTGCGAAGAAATAAATTTGGTAGCGACTTCCTCAGCTTTTCCAGTAGATAACGCTTCAATATTCATAACAAGAATGTGAAGGTTATCGTCTGGCCTCCATATTTCTCGAATAGCTTCTTTATGCGCCTTCGTTAGAGGGGACGCCCAATATGCAACTTTATGCCGTGTCGTATCAGGCATGTGGGCAGGAAGTTCTTTGCCTACCCAGTTTTTGTAAACGCCCTTCGGAGCAAGAATAATCGCTGAATTAATTAAGTCCTGACCATCTAGGTACGCGATCGTATCTACTAGAACCTTGGACTTTCCTGTTCCCATATCCATAAGCAGCGCGAACGACTCACTTTGATAGGAAGCTTCAAGCGCTTGTAGCTGATGGTCATACGGTTTCGTCTTAAACGTGAATGTCATAAAAAAGCACCTATCCGTTTCAGGTCTTATATTATAGTATAGCTTCCAAGTAAATACGGAGAAAGATTAGACTTATGAAGCAATACACTCTTCCCGAAAAAATTTACAACTCGCGAATGGCGGGTCGCATCCGGCGCTTACATATTCGCCCGATGAACGGTGAGGAACAGAACGTAGCCGCCCACACATGGGGCTTGACTATGATCCTCTTAGATTTGTTTCCAGATATTTCCAGAGACGGTTTAATCTTTGCGATCCGGCACGATGTACCGGAGGTCGTAACAGGTGATATCCCTGCGAACGTAAAGTGGGCGCACCCAGCGTTAGAAGAGGCGCTCGAACAGAGGGAAAAAGAATTTCTTCAGAAGATGGGCTGGAAGTCAGAACATACTGGCGTTCCGTCTTGGGAATATGAGAATAGATACATCAAGATTGCAGACCGCATCGAACTTTTGTTCTATTGCATGGAGCAGATGTATCTTGGTAATTGGCTGTTAGCGGATGTGTACATTAACGTGCGCGATAAACTGATGGAGGATATTGAAGACGTTTCTAACAAGAAGATGAGGGCGCAGATAATCGCGTATGTAGACGCCTATAGTGATTATCTAGCGAATAATTTTTCTAAGAAGGCTGTTTTCCCTCGCGACGGCTTATCTATCTCATAATGTCATCGACCCTGTCATAAGAAACAATACGAGCGTTAACAGCCAGTTAAACCGTTTCTTATGAGATTATGAGATTATGACGAGCTTTTACAGTAAAACGTCCTTTAAAACCTACGGTGAGGACTATACGGTATTTAGCTCCAACCTTGAAGAAGGAGAAGACTTTGGTTAACGATAACCTTGACGATATCCTCGGGGGCGAGGCGATAAACACCTTAGCAGTCGAGGCAACCGACGGTGAAGTCCGTCGCATTGCTGAGTTGGCAAATAAACAACTCGACCTTGAGCGCGGCGTAGCCGAACTCGAGGATCAGCTGAAAGCGAAGAAGGAACAACTGCGTGTCGTCCAAGAACACGACCTTCCTGATGCTTTGGCCGAAGCTGGCGTATCCGAGATACGTTTAGCAGATGGCTCTAGGGTAAAAGCCGAACCGTTTGTTACCGCTCATATCACGAAAGCTAAAGCCGAAGAAGCCCACACGTGGCTCCTCGACAATGGTTTTGGTGACATAATCAAAAGGGAGGTAACAGCAAAATTTGGTAAAAGTGACGATAACTGGAAGATTGCGGTCGAAGCACTGCAAGCTCGGGGTATCAAAATCGAAACCAAAGAAGCGGTTCACCACTCAACCCTGAAGGCTTTTGCTAGAGAGCAGATGGAACAAGGCACCGACTTGCCGGTGGACTTGTTTGGTCTGTATTCCGGCTTTAAATCGAAGATCGCTAAATAGGAGGTAAGTTATGGCGAAAAACGAAGTTGCAGTAAAGAACGGCGGCGGTGCAGTCGCAGTAATTGACGACGATCTGTTGTCGCTTGGCACAGGCTTGGAGGATACGTCCTCTGATGACTTTGCTATTCCGTTCCTTCAGCTGTTACAAGCTCTCAGCCCACAGCTCAACAAAAACGACGGTAAATACGTCAAAGGTGCTGAGCAGGGTAATATCTTTAATACTGTCACCGGTGAGGCGACAGATGGAGATGAGGGTCTTATTGTAGTTCCTTGCTACTACAATAAGAAGTATCTCGAGTGGGCACCTCGTGAAAGCGGGGGTGGCCTTATCAATACCCACGATAGTCGGGACATCCTCTCGCAGACTACGAAAAACGAACGCGGTCAGTTCGTATTGGACAACGGCAACTACATTGCCGAGACTGCTCAGTTTTATGTCATGGTCTGTAACGAGGACGAAACAGAGTGGACGCAAGCGGTAATCGCGATGACGTCTACACAGCTTTCGAAGGCTCGTAAGTGGGTTAGCCAAATGAAACAGCGGCGCGTAAAAAACTCCGCTGGTGCAATGGTCGAAGCTCCTATGTTCCTGTTCAAGTACCGTCTCAAAACGGTAGCTGAGCAAAACGACCGTGGCTCTTGGTACGGTTGGTCTATTGGTCTGGAAGGCCAAGCTTCAAACCGCGATATGATTCTTGAAGGAGCTAACTTCCTCAAGATGATTAAGGCGGGTGAGGTACAGGCTAAAGATCCTGAAGCCGCCGGAGCATCTTCTGACAAAGTCAACGACGACGTTCCTTTCTAGGGTCAAACTTCTAAGGGGGCAGTTCTACTGCCCCCTTTCTGCACTCTATTAGAAAGGATTAATTATGTCGGCGAAAGATTTTGCTGAGCTATTTGCTGGATTGCGTTTGGCTTATGGGTGTTACCGCCCAAATGAAGATAACGGTCCCGGTAAACAAAAGGGTCAATATCGGGTTGTTTCAGAAGATTTAGATGACGATCGTTTACTCGAACTATGGGAAAACCATTTAGGCGGCAAAGAGTCCCTTGGCATTGTACCCATCCGGGAAGATAACAGCTGTATCTGGGGCGCTATCGACATTGATACTTACCCACTTAAACACGACGATCTTGTTGAGCGTTTAGTAAAACGAAACGAACTTCCATTTGTTGTTGCGCGTTCTAAATCCGGCGGCGCACATGTTTATTGTTTTGCATCGGAGCCTGTACCCGCGTCTGTAATGCAGGGTAAATTAAAAGAAATCGCATCTGCGTTAGGCTACGGCACCGCCGAGATTTTTCCGAAACAAATAAAACTGCTTTTAGAGAAGGGCGACCGGGGCAATATCCTGAATATGCCTTACTTCGGCGGTGCGACATCAACACGTTATTGCCATAACGACGACGGCGAAGGTATTCTTGATTTAGAGGAGTTTATTGAACACGCTAAGTCGAAGCAAATTACACGCCGTGAACTTGAGAACTTATCACCCCAAGCCATCCATAATGCTGACGATGATCCTGATCTGCAGGGTGCGCCGCCGTGCCTACGGTCGCTTTGTACGATGGGCTTTCCTGAAGGTACGCGTAATAACGGCTTATTCGACCTTGGGGTGTTCGCACGTAAAAAGTTTCAGGATACTTGGGAGCGCAAGGTCGAAGAATTTAACTTCAAGTTTATGAAGCCGCCGCTAGGCGCTCAAGAAGTTTTGACCGTTATCCGCGCTTTGAACAATAAAGATTACCTCTACAAATGTAACGACCAGCCTATCGCGGCATATTGTAATGCAGCGGTCTGTCGAACTTGTGACTACGGTGTAGGGTCGTCAGGTGGGTTGCCGCAGTTTGGTAATCTGCAAAAACAGGATTCCCAACCTCCGATCTGGTTTCTTGATGTAGAAGGACACCGCCTAGAGCTGACAACAGAAGAGCTTCAAAACCAAACGAAGTTTCAACGACGGTGTATGGATGCTTTAAATTTTATGCCACCGACCCAACGGCAAAATACTTGGCGTAATACGATGCAGTCGCTACTCGACGCTGTTTCGATTATTGAAGTGCCGAAGGACGTATCCGTCGAGGGTCAGTTTATGGAGTTACTGGAGTCATTCTGCACGGAACGAGCGCAAGCTCAAAGCCGCGACGAGTTGTTGTTAGGGAAGCCGTGGACGGAAGAAGGTAAAACATACTTTAGGCTAAAAGACCTTCTTGATTACTTCAGTCGACAACAGTTCCGGGACTATGGCCGTAATAACATAGCGGCGCGTATCCGTGAGCTTGGTGGAGGTCATCACTTCTTCCATGTAAAAGGTAAAGGCATCACGGTTTGGTTTATACCTGAATATACTGGTCAGGATAGTTCATTTGATACGCCAGAGATGAAGGAGGAACCGTTCTAATGTATGAAGCACATTATTATTGCGATAAGTGTAAGAGCCGGTGGAAAACATATTACGCTGAATATAAACGGCCCCACCCACGCGACGCTTGTCGAACATGCACTGATGCTATGGAGTGGGAAACACTCGACGAAGTTGTTGTAAAACCACACCTTTTTAAGACCTCAGACGAATGAGCGCGGACCCAAATACATGGTCGATTATCCTTGGGCCTCCCGGTACAGGCAAAACGACAACGATCTTGAACCTTATCGAATTAGAAATGCAAAACGGTACACCGCCTGACCGTATCGGGTATTTTGCTTTTACTAAAAAGGCTTCAGAAGAAGGGCGTGACCGGACGATGGAGCGCTTTGGGTTGAGTTCAAAAGAGCTACCAAATTTTCGTACGCTACACTCCCTTTGTCATCGAATGTTAGGACTATCGCGCAGTTCTGTTTTGAACGGTAATTCATTGCGCGAGTTTAACGACATCATGGGGTTGCGGCTATCTGGTCGCTCGGACATGGAAGAAGGTTCGATCTCCATGTTATCGAAGGATGACCGACTCAGTTTTATCGAGGGTTTGTCGCGGCTCAGGTGCGTACCGTTACGAGATCAATGGCACCAGCATTATGACGAAGATATTGATTGGTTCGCGTTAGAGCGGTTCCAGAAAGGGCTGTACCAATTTAAGCAAGCAAGAGGCTTGCACGACTTTACCGATATGCTCGACCTCTGTGTCCAAAAACAGCTGGCCCCTAAACTGGACGTCATGTTCGTAGACGAGGCGCAAGACCTTAGTCCCTTGCAATGGAAGTTAGTAGAACTTTTGGCAAATAATTCGGAGCGCGTCTATATTGCCGGAGACGACGATCAAGCCATTTTTAGATGGGCAGGGGCAGACGTGGATCATCT